CGATCATTACCTCCAGGGTAAAGGATTCAGAAAAAAAAAACACAATGGAGCAAGCTTCGCCAGGGCACATTTATGCTTTGTCCGAAAGCGTGTCGATTATCCGTTGAGTTTTACTGTGTAATAATCCGGGAGATTATCCACAGTATCCCCTTCTTTAATTGGAGGAGTCCAGGGAGTAAAATTCCCAGGATACCACGTCCAAACATGCCCCCAAAACTTTGTAGGCCCTTCGCCTGGTCCTACGATTAACTTTAAAGTTCTCGTAGGCTGAGGAGAAATATCTTTAGACACGATCTCCAGACCGTGATTCCCTTCTACAATCTCGGGTTTAGATTCAGGAAAAATTTCACGAAACTTCTTTAAAGACATGACCCCTTCAAATGCACTTCCAGGGAAATCAAAGGTCTGAAAGTAACGACAAATACCCTCAGGGTGATAGACACCCTTAGGAAGATCTTTTTCAAGAACTTCTTCCCAATCCAAAAAAGCTAACATATCTCTTGTTAGCTCCTCATTTTCCGACCAACTAGTTTTGCTCCCCGTTAAGCGGGAGAGCTTGTGGTCACTAGGAGTATTATCTACAAATTTATAGAGCTTCATTCGATCATTCCTTCGTTGAGTAAAGATTCCAGAAAAAAAAACACAATGGAGCGGGGAGGAATTGCACCTCCCCTTTCCCCAGAACTAGGACTCCGCCGAAGAGATTTCTTCTAAAATCTCCTCCACTTCTTCCTTAGACTCTGCATTTGAGAGCCTAGGAAGAGACCAGGTTTTATCTCTTAACTGGTCATTCAGATATTTACTCGTGTGCATTAATACTTTCCTCCCATAAAATCGTGTCTATTGGGATCTCTCATAAATCTTATGAGATCACAATTTTTCTTGACTTTACTGGCTGTTTGTTGAAGAAACTCAAGTTCTTTGCCAAGAGCCAGAGGCGAGACCCCTAAATCGTGGCAGACATTGGTAATTTCCATTCGGAGCTTAACGATTTTCTCGTCAGCTCTTAAAACGGCTATTACGCCTTTCAGTTCGTCAATCATTTCTTTGTTGGTCATTCGATCATTCCTTCGTTGAGTAAAGATTCAGAAAAAAAAAAAAAGAAAAAGAGAGGGGAGGAATTGCACCTCCCCTTTCCCAGAACTAGGCCCCTGGTGCTGCAATAAATGCAGTCACCGCCTGAATATGCCCTCGCATATTCCTTATGCAACCGTGCGCGGGACCGGTGGCGGGAGCAAAAACATCGTCTCGGCCCACACAATGGGCCAAGACTAAAGAAGAAACAATCAACATTGTCCCTTCTTTGTATGGGGGAAGATTTTCAACCTCCCCCCAAGAAGGGTGTTCAACAACCCTGAAGGGAAAATTTTCTCCCTCCAGAGGAACAGGATCGCTTTGATCTATTCTGGCAATTGTGCCAGAAGTCTCGAAAACGATCCTCACTCCCTCCGAATTTTCGTAGGTTATGGGATGCGGGGTTAAATTCACAACTTGCATTGTGACCTCCAGGGTTGGGTTGGAAAAAAACAAAAAACAGAAGGAGCAAGCTTCGCCAGGGCAAGTTTTAGCTCATTCCGAGAGCAGAGACCTTAATCCAACTTTAGAGTTTTCACATACTCTAAAGCCTCTGAGAGAGAATCAAAACTCTCCCCCCAGAACTGAGAGGGATTTCTTTTAGTTACCCAGACCCTTACGAGCCCGGACGGAGAAAAAGTCTCTATCGAGACTTCATCAACTCGAAAATACATGTCTGCTGACATGCTCTCTTCAGAGTTATTAAAATTTAAACTATAAACGGATATTCCGTCCATCTCCATTACTTTTTCAAGCTTCACGATCATTACCTCCAGGGTAAAAGATTCCAGAAAAAACAAAAAACAAAAGGAGCACCCCATACCTAGGATATGGGGGCTTCGCCAGGATACTTTTAGGCTCATTCCAAGAGCTATTTGTAGGAAAGCAGAAAAGATCTTGCTATTTCAGCTAGAGGCTGCCTTAGACAACTCTGCCAAAATAAATCACTTGCTGCGGAGGTAATTTATTCGACGCCTTATAGGCACGAGAAGGGCAAAGCCTCCGCAGGTTAGTTATCCTTTCTTTTTTCCTACTTTCTACAGCCTAGATATACCAGCCTGTAATCGGAACACTACTATATTCGTCTAACTTTGCCGTCATAGGAACTAAAAATCCCTTAGACGTTCTCTCACCCACTGATATTTGATAGGTCTTGGGCAAGTCTAGATCAGACATTTTTAATATCTTTTCTGCGTCTTCGATAGACGAGGTTTTTGGGCCGTGAATTTGGCCTAAATACTCAGAGTTTTCATAAACTTTAAAGGTTTTCATGTTCTTCTCCTTGTGGATTTGAATCGAAAAAACAGAGGAATAAAATCTTAAAATATAAAGATTTCATTCCTTTGTTCATTTCTCCAGCTAAGGGCAGACATAAAAATAGCCCGGTGAGCCGCCTTGACTCGCCGGGCTATTCTCATTTTAGGCCTCTTCGTGCCTTAGTTTCCACGCCATATAGGCGAAGAAACTAAAAACAAGGATTGCGTCTAACATTGGACACCTCTCATTTTAGTTTGAAGTATCCACTTTTTGCACCCTTTTCAATGATGTCCTTGTAGGTATCGTGTTTCAACGCTCCCTCAATAAAATGGACATCCTCATAGGATCGCTTTGTGTAGTCTTTACCCTCACTGTGCATTTTTGCTTCTGTTTTGGACTCCTTCTTATCAAAGGTTTCTCTGTGCATAGCGTATGCGTAAGTTAGGAAAGCTACGTTTTTGTCACTGACTCCCCCGAAAATATCCTTTCTGGCGAAAGAATACATAGTTTGTCGTGACAGCTCTACGTCTGCATTGCAGATTTTGAGCATATCCATACCCTCATTAATGAAACTTTGCATAGCAGAGTCCATTTTTACAACCATAGGGCTGTAAGATTTGGTTGTTGACAGCTTGTCGCATTGTCTAATCCAATCCTCAAGGGCGGACCTCATGACCTTAACAGGGCTCCCGTTCTTTACATACTCTCCAAAAAGAATAATCAAGTTTTTATCGGAAGCTCCACCATGGACACGAGTAAGAAAATATTCAACAATCGAGCCACGCTCGATGTATTCAATTTTCTCTTTTCCACTGCTATTCTTGCTCTTTTTGATATCAAAAATAGGCAGTTTGGCCATTTGTTGGTACCCGGTGATGGTTTCTTTTGTTACCGCAACCGAGATCTTTTCTAGAGCCATTTTGCATTCCTTTTCTGGACACTTAGGGTGTCCAAAGTTGTTGGTTGAGAAATTCGAATTGTCAAAAATCGCTGGAAGGTTTTCAGTTTTCAGGTTTTTTTTTATTGTCCAGATTTTGAAATTCAAAATCCAGAATTTGAAAACCCGAAAACCAAAAAGCACCTCCAGGCCACCGGGCGCACCGGTGGCCCCTATGTTGGACCAGATTTAGGTCACCGGATTGTCACCGGAATGATGTTTCTTTGTCATGGCGTAACTGTCCAGTTTTGTGTCAAGACTTGATATAAGAGAGCTTACTTGTCAAGAATAAACACAAATTAAACGCTCTTATTGACACAAAAAACACAACAATAAACACCAATCTAGGCGTCAGCCCAGAGGCCCCCATTTATAGGGTTTCCAGAGCCTATTGATTGCACATAATTAAAATTGCACACTGTTACATTATGTAATGTGCAATATTTAAGGCGGTTAAGCGTGCGAGGAGAAAAATGGATAAAACCTTTTATTGTACCATAATTTCGACCCAGGGGGGGCAGTCCCCGGAGGATTTCATAAGTCCTTATTTGGCCGATCCCAATATAATTTTTACAAAAATTTTTTACTTGACTTAAATTTACAATCAAATTAATGTTTAATTCATGAGAATTGAAAGACAATTGCAGGATTTACTGGACACTCTGGTCAAATTAAGGAGGGAAAACGGGGACTTAAAAGAAAAGAACAAGTCCTTGTCACAAAGCCTTAAGTTACAAGACTCTAGGATACTGGAGCTACAGAGACAGAATATTTTATTGAAGAACCAGGGGGAAGTTTTGGATGCTCTTGACGAGGAACGTCTTTTTGAGCAAGAAGCCAGACTGGATTTTCAGGTCTCTCTGGACGGGGATAGGATCTTGAAAGTGAGGTCTTCTCGGACAGGAATGGAGCTGCACAATGCCTTGCCAAACGAACCTCTACTCCAACAGGGTATTAGGCAGACCTTAGGACGAATTAAATGCCAGGTAGAGGCGTAACAAGGAATTCTAAGAATCGGCGTTCTCGTGCTGAAATGCAAGATGACCTATCGGCTGATAAACTTGCGGATCTGGAGAGGAAAGCTATCTCATATTTGGAGGAGGAGTTGCAATTACTCACTTCTACTCCAGGGAATTTCGTCGAGGTAAGCCGTGTCCTCAAGCTCCTTAAAGAACACAGACGAAAAACAATGGACCCCAAAACACGAACTGATTCTGCGAAAGACTCCTGGTCACTGGGAGATTAATAAAGGGGTTTCTCACTCCTCAGGGTTAGAGCGGGCTTGTAAGGTATTCTCATGGATGGAAAGGTTCCTGAGAATCCGGCTTAAAGATCCCGGTGACGGTCCAGCTATTGTTCCTTATAGATTGAATACAGTTCAGATTCTCATGGCTAATTATATAGCCTATTGCTGGGATCAAGGACTGCCTGTTCGGATTATGTTGCCTAAGGGACGGCAAATGGGGACAAGCACGTTCTTCCAGGCATTGTTTTTTACCCTGTGCGAGTTAAAGGATGGTTATCACGTATGTACGGTGGCGCATGACGAGGCGGGTGCTATTGAAATTTTCTCCAAATCTAAAACCTTCTATCGGGAAATGCCACCGAATTGGGGAATTGAGCTGTTGTCGGAGCAGAAGGGTCGTATGCATTGGGCGAACGAAAGTGCCCTTGGTTCTGCGACGATTAAAACAGGAGACGCTCTTGGTAAAGGCGCGACACTCAACGCTATACACTTCTCGGAATCGGCTAACTTCTCTGATAAGGGGATTGACGCGCATGGGGCTGTGGCGTCGATAATGAACTCTTTGGCTGAAGGCTCAATGTCTTTGGTTATACACGAATCTACGGCAAAGGGTAGAGATCCCTTTTATTACCCTATGTGTGAGGCTGCGAGGTTGGGATTAAACGACTTCCAGCTTATTTTCCTCCCTTGGTATCTGGAGAACGGGTATCAACGGGACTGGGAGACGCATAGGAATGAGGCAATGAGGAGGGGGAGGCCGGACCCCGGAGAGAAGTTCGTGCCTACTAAGGACGAGGCCAAGCTCAGGAAAAAACTCTCCAACACTAGGGTAAGGGAAGGGCAGCACTGGTACAGATATAAATATAGGTTAAAGGACGAGCAGCTTATTTGGAGAAGGTGGGCAGTCCATAATAAGTGCCAGGGTAAGGAGGAGTTATTCCAGAGATATTACCCTAGCACTTATGAGGAAGCTTTTACTGCTAGTGCGGATTGTTTATTTAGGGATAAGGATATTAATTTTTATAGGAAACGTGGTCAACCAGCGCTGTATAGGGGGTTTGTATATGAAGCAGGGGGTAACAGGGTTTGGGAAAACGAACCCAAAAAAGGCCCCATCGACGTTTGGGAAATGCCGATTGAAGGAGAAAGATATGTCCTCTCAGCAGATCCTGGCGGATCTAAACAAGAATCTGATCCTTCAGCAGCATACGTTATCAAGTCTAGAAACCTACAAGTGGTTGCTTCTATTCACGGGAATTATGAGTGGGATTATTTTTCTGACGTTCTTGAGTCTTTGTCTTTATTTTATAATGAGGCACTGCTTGCAGTAGAAAATAATACAGGAAGGGCTATCTGCACCAGGCTCCACAGAAACGGGAAGGCGAATCTTTATTATTATACGGACGACGACCAGTTAAGGGCAACAAGAGAACGAACCCCTGGGTGGAACACAAATAATAAGACCAGGCCAGAGATTATCAGGGTTCTAGACAAGTCGGTTAGGGACAGGGCTATAGATATACGAGATCCTGAGTTTTATCGGGAAATGGGGACTTTTGTTTGGGTGCCTAAGTCTGGCTCCAGACGCGAGGGTAAATACACAGCTATCGGGTCAAATACGGACGATAGGATTATGGCTTTGGCTATAGGGGTTTTTCTGTGCCCTAGAAATGATATTCCTATAGAAATAGAGGAAGAAGAAGCTCCCAAATATACTAGGGCATACGCGAAATACCTTGAGTTGTTAAAAGCTGGGGACTTTGACGACGAAGACGAGGGCGATAGATTAAAATTATAATTTTTTTCTTGACATATTTAAGGCTTTGTTTTACATATACATAATGCCCAGAAAATATAAAAGTAAAATGAAGCCTTCTGAGAGATCCAGAAAAATATCAAAATTCTGGAACGATAGAATTGTAGCTGGGCTGAAGGCGAAGGAGAGTTATACAAAAAAGGCAGAAGAAGTATTAGCTTACTTTAAAGACTCTGATATTCTATTTGATAGAGGCGCTTTGGCGTCTAAATTTATGGACTTCGGGGCTGGTACAGCCACAGTCAGTGTTCCTAAAGTAGCGCAGTTAAAAGCAAGTCTAGGCCCTCGTCTTTATCTCCCCAAACCTGATAGAAATTTAACTGCCAGGACGGACGACGGTGTTTATATCGCTCTTACCCGAGTCCTTGAGACATATATTAACTATGTGTCTACTGAAGCAAAGTTGTCCCAAGAAGTTCGAAAGACAATTGACGACGCTATGCTTCGGGGAAGAGGTTTCCTTGAAACCGGGTGGGACGACGTGCGGAAATGCGTTTCAAGCTGGTATGTTTCTTCTGCTGATATAATTATCGACCCAGACGTTTCAGATATGGGCGATGCAGAGTGGATAGCCATTCGTAAGAAGGAATCTTTCTGGCGAACTAAACGCAGGGTGAAAGAAAAATGGAGAGTCAAAGATCTTGAAGACTCTATCAAGGCTCACGGGACTACTCACGATAAGATAGATATATACGACGGTAAAGAAAAAAACACCGAAGTCCCCTCTTCTAATTATGTTACAGAATACTGGGTTGTGTTGTCCAAAATGGGTTACGGGTTCCGTGGCTTTGAAATGGACGAGAAGAAATACGACGACTCTAAAGATTTTTGCAGAATCGAGATTGTTTTAGACCACGAATACCCTCTGTCGGAGGGGGAGTGGCCCATTCCTCTTTATTTGGATAGGGAATGGCCGATTTCAAAGATAGATTTTGTTGAAACCCCTGATTCTCTTTGGCCTAGTTCAATTATGGGGCAAGTATTGCCTGCTCAAAAAGCCATAGATCTGCTAACGAGTCTCAGGATTACAAGCTGCAAAAACCGGGACCGTTTAGTGGTCTTTTGCGACTCCAGGGTAGAGAGAGAAGTTCAGGACGCTCTGAGGAAGGGCACTGCGGCAGACTTTATTCCTCTGGACGTGAGAAAGGGGCACAGGCTCCAAGACTCAGTAATGGTAGCGGATTTTGGAGCGGGATCAGTTGAAACTGCTAATGAGCGTGAGTTCTTGATCCAGCAAATTGAAGTAACAACAGGAATTATGCAGGCGATTACAGGGGCGCCTCAATCTGGAGCACAAGACAGGTCAGCAACAGCAACTCAGGCTAGAATGAACGCAATCAATGCTCGTTTAGCTGATCTTCAGAACAAGGTGGAAGAGCTTTTAACCGATTCAGGAAGAAAAGAAGCTATCGCCATTAAACTGGACTTGGACGTTGAAGAAGTAGCTTCTTATGTCAAGTCTAAAGATATTAACCTGTTTTACGTTAGCGTCAAGATCCCTGGGGGAGTAGAGATCCCTGTCAGGGACAACAGGACTAAAGACGAAAGAGAAGAAGACCCCTCGGGTAACCTCACTCTTGAGTATATCAGTCCTCCTGCTTCTGACTACTTTGAAGCCCCCCAAGAAGTTGCTCAAGCAATGTTAGGGGTTTGGCAGGATATTTTAGAACTATCACAAGAAGATCCTAAGGTTGCAGCTCTCCAACAAGCCCTTTTATCGGGGGGAATAGACGAGAGAACTCAACTGCCTTTTGGAATTACTTTAGCGTCAGTTACCGTGGAGAGGGTTTGGAAGGATACTGCCGGACTTACCCCTGAGGAGGTTATGAGAGAAGTTTCTTATGAAATTGCCAGTGGAGCAGGCAATAAGATAGATAAAGCAACTGAACAACAGAATGCTGACTATCTTACTCAGACTACTTTGCCCGTTATGTTGCAGACTGGGGACATTGAAGGAGCTAACGCTATCCTCGAAATTAGAGACGAAGCGTATGACGTTCCAGACGATCGCAGGGTAAGGATTCAACCTCCCCCACCACCCCAAGAAGCACCTCCTCAACAGGGGGCAGCATGAGCGACGACGACCCAAATTGGATTTCCAAACGGTTTGGATATCCAGATAAAAACGGGAAGAGAAAAACTTCTTTTGGCATTCATTTAAGGCACGGTATGAAAGACGAAAATTGGTGTGAGTATAGAGAAGATTTAGCGAGGTTCCCTGGTGATCCTCAGGCTTATTGCAACGGCCCAAGAGCCAAGCAAAAGTTAATTGACCAAAGAAAGCGAGAGGGCTGGGTTGAAGGCCCCTCTTTCTCTGAGTTAGCAAACAGGGAAGAAAAAGAAAAGAATATTGACCCTACAGCGTTTGTCACAGAGGCATACGAGAGGGCAGAAGCAACAAACTTTAGGCTGGAGGAAGAATAATGACTGATTCTGAATCCCCTAAAAACATTGAAGAGATTTATGAGGAAGCAGTGGGAGAAGAGACTTCTGCTTCTGAACCAGAGGCTTTGGAAGAGCAGGATGGCCTTGAAGAGGATTCGAGCGAGCTACCTGTTGAAGACGAAGCGGATGTAGAACTTGGCGACGACGACTATACAGACGACGTTGACGAGGACGACGACGATTCTGAGTTTGATCAAGAGTTGTTCGGCAGTGAGGAAGGGGAATCCGACGATACGGAGGAACCAGAAGTTGACGAAGAACCTGATTACGAAGAAGAAGACGAAGTTGCTCAACTCAGGGATCTACTCGCCCAGCAGCAGCGAATGAACGCTCAACTCGTTGAGCACATGAAGCAGCAGCAAAAGCCTGTTGAAAAGTCTGACGGTCAGGCTAAGAGACAGCAACCTAGAAGGACTCTAGCGCAGGCCCAATTTGAAGACGCCTTTAGGCTGATTCTTTACGGGAATAATTCGGATAAAGAGGAGTTCGAATCTCTTCCTGCTCATATCCGAAAACAAGCGGCAGAGGCGACGAGACACTTTTCTAGAGAGGAAAGTCTTAACGCTATTTACCCTGAGAGGAGATATAGATCTCAAATGCAGCACTTTGTGCAGCAAGAGATAAATAATGCTCTTAAGGAACTTAGACAAGACTTCCACAATAGAAAAGCAAAGGACGTTTTTGCTCCTTACGCAGATAAGATTACTGAGCCAGAAGACAGGAAACGTCTAGGCGAGATCATGCTCCAGATTCCTGGTGCAGACTCAACTGACTGGAATGTCCAACGCAGGGTATTAGATCTAGCTGTTAAAGAAGTCCTTCGGGAAAAAGAGTATGCAGATTTAAAGAATCGTTCAGAGGAATTGGAAGCCAAAGAACGACAATTTAAAGCTGCAAAACGCTCTAGGCGACGTAGTAGAAGTAAACAAAGTAGTTCTCAATCAAAGAAAACTCCAGCCCTTAAGCCGGGTATGGATTTGGTTGAGTACGCACAATTTCTCCGAAAGGGTGAATAACAATGGCTGGTGAAGGTGTAGGCGTTTCTGAGAGAGTGGCAGCCACCACAATTTCTCAGTGGGCCAAAATGGTTAGTGAGTTGACCGAGCAAAGGTATATTTTGCTCAGTCTGCTTAAGTCGAAGGGTCGTATTAGCTACGGCAATTCAGGTGGCGAAATGAGGTGGGTGTTCCGTTATAAGGATCACGCACTTAGCGGTTTCCCGGATAATAGTCCAATCGCTTTCAGTCGTAAACACACCTTGAAGAACGCGGTTCTTCCTTGGCGTGGATACTATCTGGAAGACGCGATTACTCTCCGTGAAAAGTTGGAGCAAGGTGGTAAGGAGGCCATGATTAAGGTCTTCTCTAACCGTGAGGAAGTCATGCGTCGGGCTGCAATCCGTCAAATGGCTGACGAGTGGTTCAAGGACGGTAACAGTGCTGCTAATGCGGCTGCTGAGACCTTCCACGGTATTGAGTCTTTCTTGGCGAGCACGAACTCCTCGGATACCTTGGAGAACGACGCTTATACTGACAGTTACGCTGGTCATACGACTGCTGCTGGAGGTATCGCTGGTTCTACGGATACCAGGGTCTGGACTCCTACTGTTGTGAACTCTACTTATGGTTCCAACACTTGGGCAACTAAGGCGAATGAGTTGATCCGTCACATGATTCTTCAGCTTTCTTTCGGGAATGCTTCTGAAGATAACATTGACCTCATTCTCTTGACCAAGACCTCTTACCGTGACCTCCTTAATCTCCTTGAGACTAAGGAACGCTTGAATATCAAGCGCGGTGAAGGTGTTAGTGTCGCTAAGCTCGGTTTCGATAAGTTTGTTGAGCTTGACGGTGTTTCAATTGGCTGGGACGCAGGCGTTCCTACCACTGACGGCACCAGCAATGTTAACGGTTATGCCTTTAACACTGATCGTCTCAAGCTTAAGGTTTTGGGTAAGAAGGGTGGCTCGCTCTTCTCTTCCAGGGTAACTTTCAATGATAACTACCAAGCAGATCATATCTTTATGCACTGCCTCGGTAATCTTCAATTTGAGAGCCCCCGATTCTTCGGAGCTTTCAAGGAGGTAAGCTAATATGAGTGCTATTAGACACGGAACAGCGCCTTTCCCTGTGGGGGAGGTGTCTACTGGTGCCGGTAATGAGAAGTTGTTGGGCCTTGAGATTAAAGGTGTTGACGGCAAGGAATATCGGCTTGTTAAGGCTTCTGGTGCAGAGTCTGATCCAGCGTCCAAAGTGTATAAGAGAAGTTCTGCCGGTAGTAACTCTGTTACTGTTTCTGGCAACTCTGATATTGCTTGCGGTATCGCTGTTGCAGACCAAGTAGCTATTGCAGCAGATGACTATTTTTGGCTTCAAGTTGCTGGTGAGGTTACCCTCATTAAATCCGGCACTTTGGCAGCAGGTCAGCTTTTGACTACAGCGGCTTCAGGGGCAGCTACCCAATCGGCCTCTTCAGGAACTACTTTCGATTTGGATCTTCCTGCAAGATGCCATACGTTAGTTGGAACCGTAGCTACTGCTTATCTTCTCCAGAAGTTGATGGGCTAAAACTAAGAAAGGGAGCCTCATTTCGGTGGGGCTCCCTATCTGACCAGGTGGTATTATGGCTGGGCCAACAATTGCAGATCTTAATACATTCTGTGGGGAAGTAGCTTCACCGGACAGTTCGGGAGCTACTGCACTCAGAGAATTTATGTACTGGATTAACGCTGGTTTGGCTCGGCTATATGCTGAACATGCTTGGAACCACGCAGTAGAAACAGCTAAGATCCCTATTCTTCCCGCAGAATCCGGCACTAAGTTAGGTGCCACTCAGGGTAGTAGCACTATTACTCTTTCTGCTGGTGAGACATTTAACGCTAAGTATTTAAGCGACGAATGGGTTTTACACGCAGACGCAGACTCCAATCAAACTTTTAGGTTATCTGCTATTGATACTGCTGGAGGTAGTGTTAGTGCTACCCTCATTAACGGGGATCTCTGGGTTCAACCTACTCAGGCAACCGGAAATTATACTTGGAGGAAGAATATCTATCCTCTCCCCTCCAATGCTAAAGAAGTCTACTCTGTTAGAATTCTCGATACTAGGGATATCTTAGCGAGCGCTACTCCTAAGAAATACGACGAATACACAATGGAAGGCCCTAAAGAGACAGGCTATCCAAGGTTCTATACCCTAAGAAATGACAAGATAGAGATCTGGCCTGCTCCCGACACAGACTACAGGGTAATAGCAGTTACTTTCCGAAAAGGGCCACCAAGTTATACGACTGCTACTGACACTGCCACTGAAGTAGATTGGCCTATCGAATGGCAGGATTTACTCCAAAAGGCTATTCAATTAGAAGCGTCTATTACCCTGGGGGAAGTTTCTCCTATTAAATATGACTTGGCCAAAATGGAGTTTGAGGAGAGGCTAGCAAATTATAAGTCTCTTGACTCGTCTAAAGACACACAGGGAGGACCAATGCAATTGTCTCCTCCCACCTCTGTTACTAGAGGACGTATTTTCTACGACTACGGATATGGTGACGGACCTTTACAGGATCTGTAATGAAAAGTAAGCCGGAAAGTATTAATGATTTCCAAGGGATTGCTAAGGATATAGCTCCTGCAAAGCTCCCTACTCAGCTTTTTCAAGAAGACGTAGGTGGAGACAGAACTAAAAGAGGGTCTTGGAAACGTCGCCGTGGAATGAAACACGTAAACGTGACTAAACTCTCAGGACCAGTGAGGTGTATTACTGGGTTCCATATGCCTTTTTCTCACGGGTATCTTTTTACTGACGGACAATATATCAGAGGAACAATGGATATAAATGTCCAAGACGATTCAACCAGCTTACAGGGAATGCTCGACTTCAGTAATCCTGATCACTCGGCATTTTTATAGGACGATATGAGCTTACCTATCAAAGA